CTAGAGATTAGTGCCATTGTATCTGGTTCGGGTGGAACTCCTACGAGTGTAGTTACTGTAACCACGGCAACCGATCATGAATTGCAAGCAGGAACTCCAATAAAAATTAAAGGAGTTGTTCCCGACGATTATAATATTTCAACGAAAGTTCAGAGTGTTTCTACAGATAATCCAAAAGTATTCACATATTTACTTCCAGATTTTAGAAAGAATCTAGAGACACCTGGTAATACATCAAGTGCCACTGTAACGATTGAAACTGATACTGTAACTGGTGCATCACCATACATCTTTAATATCTCTCTGCGTTCTGTTTTTGGCATGAACGGAATGAAAGCCGATGGTTCTAAGGCATCCGGTTTCCGTTCAATGGTCGTGGCTCAATTCACTGGAGTCAGTCTTCAAAAAGATGATCGTGCCTTTGTAAAGTATAACAAGTCAAATAGAACATATGAAGGTATTGGTGTTGGTAAAGTAACTGGATCCGCATTATCTACGCAATCATCATCCACTAATGCCAGCACTGTTTATCATTTAGATTCAGGTGCCGTCTATAGAAAAGACTGGGAGACCGCACATATTTCAATGGTAAATGATGCAATCCTCCAGATTGTTTCTGTCTTTGCTATCGGATTTAACCAGCACTTCTTTGCCGATACTGGTGGTGATGCATCTATTACCAACTCAAACTCAAACTTTGGACAACTAGCTCTTATATCCGCAGGATTTAAGAAAGATGCATTTGCAAAAGACAATAAAGGATTCGTCACTAATATCATTGCTCCTAGAGCAATTACGAGTTTAGAAGAAAATATTGACTGGCAAACAATTGACGTTGGTGTCACAACTTCTGTTGCAAATAACAAAAGACTATATCTCTTTGGTTTCACAGAAGCAGACATCAAACCATCAATTCTCACTCAAGGTTTTAGAGTTGGTGCAAAAGTAGGAGATGTATTAAGTGTAGACTTCAGTGCCGTCACAGGTTATGGTATAAGTGAAGCAAACATTTTGATGAGTGATGAGGAAACAAGTAGTGTTAAAGAATATAGAGTAGTATCAGGTCCAACATCAAATGAGTTTACCATTGGTGCTCATAATTTATCAACTGGCGAGAAAATTATCATCAAGAGTGATGATGCCGACTTACCAGAAAACCTTACTCCAGAAAGAACTTACTATGTAATTGATAGTGGAGATAATAATAAAATTAAGGTTGCATCTTCATTTGCAGCATCTATTAACGGAACTCCAATTACCGTTTATGGTGGAACAAACCTTGTAATTTTGAGTAGAGTATCTGATAAAGATGCAGGAGATATTGGTCATCCAGTTCAGTATGACTCTACCGTAGGGGTTAAGCAGTGGTATATTAACACCAATGCAGGCAGTGACATTTACAATGCTCTGACTCAAGTTGGTGTTCAAACTAACAATGGTTTAGATACAAGAACGGAAGTTTCATTCTTAAAGAGAACATCAGATACTAGAAGTCTTGATGAAAAGATTTACAAACTTAGAGTTGTAATTCCAAAAGAAGTTTCTAATGGAAAGAATCCAGAAAGTGGATTCATTCTTCAAGAATCTAGCACAACTGGATTAAGAACTGATGCCGATGCATCTCTCTCGTCCATTACAATAGATGATTACGATTTCAACAAAAATTCAAGATTCATTGGTAGTTGCACATTCTCTGGCGGAACAGTAACTGTTAGATCTGAATTACCACATAACGTATCTGTTGGTGATGTAATCATTACCAAGAATATACAAGATACATCCAATACTGTTGGCACTGCTAATAGTGGATACAACGGAACATTTACCGTCGTATCAATTCCTAATGATATGGAGTTCACCTATGAAACAGGTGCATCTCTTGGACCTGCATTGACGAATGATTTAACCAATAGAACAACATCTCTACCAAGATATGAGGTAAATGATTTACAGAATAAACTTTTCGTTTATAGAAATGAAATCATTACTGACTATATTCAAGATGTTCAGGATGGAATCTATCATCTGTATGCACTAAATGCAAACCTTAGTGTTCCTACAGAATTTACAAATTATGAATATAATCAAAATGTTGTTGACCTCTACCCTCAGTTAGATAGAGATAATGTCAATGACAATCCACAATCTGCTAAGTCGTTTGCACTGAGAGAACCACTTGGAGAAGTCCAAACTAATGATCTCAAGAAAAGTATCACAAAAGAATCTACTGACTCGTTCAATAAGAAGTTCAGAAAGCATCTAGAAGTATCTGCCGAATCAGATTTGAGTGTTGTTGCAGGTATTGCCACACTAACATTCACTAGAAATCATGGTTTATCGGGAATTGTGACTCATGAAGGTGCAATTACTGGTGGTTCTGGTCATACAAATGGAACACACTATAACGTAAAACTCTTTAATGAGGTTGGACTATCTAGTTGGAATGGTGCCACTGCCATCGTCGGTGTATCTGGTGGTGCTGTTGTCAGCATGGATATTCAATCACCCGGTTCTGGTTATCAATCTGGTGCCACATTATTCTTTGACACCTTAGTAATTGGTGGATCTGCTGATGCAACAATCACCGTTGCTCAAAGAGGATTATCTGCTAGTGGTCTTTCTACAACTGATGGTGCCGTTGTTCAGGTTACTGGTATCGGAACAACTGCATTTGGTCTTTATAGAACTTCTGGTATTCCAGCCAAAGATAAAGTTTCTATTGCAAAAACAGCAGGAGACCCTGAAAGTATTCCTGGGCAATATGTTTATATTGTTGCTCCAACAGGAAAAGTTTCATCCAATTCATATAACTCTACCACAGGAGTTCAACAATTTAACTGCTCCACTCCTCACGGATTAGTTGCAGGAAGCAGGTTCAGAGTTCTTGATAGTGGCAATAATAATCTTGGAGATTATCTGGTTAAATCTAGAGTTGGTGTCAATACATTTACTGCCACCACCAATTCAAGTCTATCGGCACAGTATGTTCTCAAGCATGGCATGTCATCAAATGATGGCATATCCGATCCGACTGAAGAGAACATTGATGCTCGTGGCGTCTCTCTATTTGACACCGAGTCTCTAACACTCGGTGGATTCAATGGCGATACTAAGTTACAAGTATCTTCACCTTATTCTGGTATTGCAACCACTAAGAGATTCCCTCTCGGTTCATATCTTCAGGTTGATGAAGAGATTATGAGAGTTGTAACTGACACCATCACTGGTACTAGTAGCAATGAAATAACTGTGGCACGAGGAGCATTAGGCACAGGAATCTCTACTCATGATTCTGGTTCTTTACTGAATAAAGTAGATCCAATTGCAGTTGAATTCCGCAGACCATCTATCATTCGTGCATCCGGTCATACATTTGAATATCTTGGATATGGTCCAGGCAACTACTCAACGGGTCTTCCACAAGTTCAGGACAGAACACTCTCAGAGACCGAAGAATTCCTCTCTCAGGCGCAGGAAAGAAGGGGTGGTATTGTTGTTTATACGGGTATGAATAACAAGGGTGATTTTTACATTGGAAATAGAAGAACATCATCTTCAACAGGCGAAGAAAAAACTTATGACATCCCAGTTTCAACAGTTACTGGTGAAGATCCATCTAGTCTCAGTGTAGTTTTTGATGAAGTTATCGTCAAAAATAATCTTGTAGTTGAGGGTGGAGATTCGGGACAGATTCTTTCACAATTTGATGGTCCAGTTACTCTTAATGGAGAAGTCACCTTTAAAGATAATTTAACGGCAAAAGGTCCAGTCAAGATTGCAAACACAACACAATCAACAACTAAAACTACCGGAGCACTTATCGTTGATGGTGGTGCTGGTATTAGTAAAAATTTGAATGTTGGCGGAGACTTAAATGTTGATGGCAATACAAGTTTTGATAATAATATCACTGGTGCAGGTGCTACTTTCGGCAATATTCAGATTGCAATTACCGATGATAATACACTTGATACGAGCACGGGCGATTTAAAAATTGATGCTGCCACTAATAGGATTGCTGTTAATGCTGATTTGAGTGTTGATGGTGAGTTAAATGTAACCGGTATTTCCACATTCCGAGCCAATGTAAATCTACTTGATGATGATAGATTAAGACTTGGAACAAATCATGATTTGCAACTTTATCATGATGGGACTAACTCGTTAATCGAGGCGAATGGTGTTGGAGATTTATACATTGACTCTCAAAACAATAATGATCTTTACTTAAGAGGTGCGGATGATGTATTCATTCAACCTCAAGGCGGTGAAGACGGCATTAAAGTTATTGGCAATGGTGCAGTAGAACTTTACCACAATAATGCCAAGAAACTTGAAACTATTAGTGATGGTGTCAAAATTACTGGAGAACTTCAGGTCACCGATGATATTACTGCATTCTTCTCTTCTGATGAAAGATTGAAGGAGAACATCACACCAATTGAACAACCTCTTGCCAAGGTGCTCTCAATTAGTGGTAATACATTTACCTGGATTGAAGGTGGTGTTCATGAAGGTGAAGATACGGGTGTCATCGCACAAGAAATTGCTGCTCTTGGACTTCCTGGACTCACAGTTATGAGAGAAACTGGTTACATGGCAGTCAAATACGACAAACTCACTGCACTACTTATTGAAGCAGTTAAGGAACTATCATCTAAGGTTGAAATTCTAGAGCAAAAATTATCAGATAAATAACTAGATGGAGATCCTAAAGTATTCTAAAGTAGATGGCAAATTATAAGAAGTCCTTTAATTTTCGTAATGGTGTCCAAGTTGATAATGACAACTTCATAGTAGATGCAAATGGTCTGGTCGGAATCGGCACATCGATTCCGGGCGAGTTTCTTGATGTAAGAGGAACTGCAAAGGTCAGTGGTGTTGTATCGACAACGGACTTATTTGTCACTGAGGACGTATTCATATCGGGCGTATCGACATTAACTGTATTAGATGCAACTAGTCTTAATGCAACCGGTGTTGTAACGGCACAGCAATTTATTGGTGATGGTAGTTTACTATCCGGTGTTGTTGCTGTTGCAAGAACCGGATGGTCCATCACCGACGCAGGAATCTCCACAATAGCTAATGTTGGGGTAGGCACCACTAATCCCGTATCATTATTACAAATTGGTGATGATCCAACATCGGCAACTTATGGTGTTGGTATTGATTCAACAGGACAAGGTAACTTCACAGGTATTGTAACTGCTGGTTCATTCAGAGCAACTGGCATTATAACTGGTTCAAGCATACTTGCATCCGGATTCTCCACATTCTTCTCCAGTGCCGAGATAAAGAATGATTTAAATGTTGGTAGTGCCGTAACTGCTACAAGTTTTACCGGAAATTTAACTGGAGAAGTTAATGCCGCGAAGTTTGATACAAACTCTACAGGTATTGTAGTATCTGGTATTGCAACATTCACCGATGATGCACAAATTACTGCTGGTGGATTAAATGTTACTGGTGTCACTACTTCAACAAGTTTTGATGGTAATCTCACTGGAGATGTAACTGGTGATGTTACAGGTGATGTTACGGGTAATGTGACTGGTAATGTCACAGGATATTTGAGTGGTGTTGCACAGACAGCAGGATTTGCATCAACTTCATTCGGACTTGATGGTACACCTGCTATTACAGTAGGAAATATTGTTGGTTCATCCGCAACTGTAACCGCACTGGTTGTTGATAATAAACTCGGTATTGGTTCTGATACTCCTGCCTCTGATATTGAAATCAGAAAGACAACAAATACAGCAATAGATGTTATTACATCCAGTAATACTTCTAGAATTAGTGTCGGACAATCTGTTGGAACAGGTAATAGTAGTGGTGTTTTAAGTTTCAACTCAGGAACACTAAGTCTCTCCAACTATGATTTTGGTGGAGTTAATATCAATCTCCATTCTGGATCTGGTGCCGGAACAACAGAAAGTTTCAAGGTTAGATATGACGATAATACTAAATTTGAAACCACATATGATGGTAAAGTAGGTGTTAATCGTCATGGTATTACATTAACACGAGAACTGGAAGTCGGAGGAAATACATTTATAAGTGGTTACGGACAAGTTGCTGGTATTCTTACCGTAGGACAAGGTGCTAATCAACTTACTCTGGGTGATGGTAGTGCTCTACCAATTTCTAGTAGTGCTGTTATTAGTGTAACCAGTGGTATTTCGACCTTCAATGATCTTCTTGTTAGTCGCAATTTTCAAGTTGGAAATGGCATAGGAACATTCTTAGGAAATACTTTTGTTGGTGGGAAGTTAGGGATTGGCACAGATAGTGTTGATGGATTCCCACCCGCAGGTGCTTTTGAGTCTGCAATTTTTGGAGATTCTTATGCCTTTGGAAAAATTATTTCTGCAACACAACTTGGAATTGCCACCAGTACTGATGGTTCATTTATATCTGATCCAAGAATAATTCCATCTGCATTAGGACAAACTGTTCCTGATTTTGCAAATGGAAGTTTCCAAACGCAAAATAGTTTCGTCATGTTTGGCGGAAGTGGATTATTTGTTCCCACTGCTCCTATTGTTGCGGCAGGATATGGAGCAACTAATCAAGGACTAGTTCCAACTGATGCAGGAGATAAAAAATATTTAACTAGAATTGGAATCAATACTTACTTTGCAAGATCTGTTCTTGATGTTGGTATGGCAAGTACCACGATGAGCAGTTTTGTCATCATGCCTTCACTTAATAATGAAGAATTAGACATCGTTGCCAATCTTCACACCTCAAATGCTGGTGGTAATCAAAACGTAAATCCAGTTCAATCTGGATTTGGAACAGCAACTGCCAAGAAACTTCTTGGTGAATCTGGAATTCCTGGTGGTTCAGTCGTTTATAACAATGAATCCAGAAGACTTAATGTTAGCACAGGTGGCACAGTATTCTGTGGTGTTGCAACATTGACACAGAATCAATCTGGATATGATTCACTTGCAATCCCCACATTCAATAGCACCAAGAGAAACTTAATGAGTGGTTATGGCAACCTTCCTAAAGGTGCAATCATGTATAACACAACCACAAACAAACTTAACTTCTGGAATGGTTCTGCATGGGAGGCAGTAACAAGTTCAACATAATAACTTGACAGAATCATGAAAACCCTATAGACTACCTTTGTCCGGGTTGAAGAGGAAGCTTTAAGACACTATAGAAACCGGTTGTAAAACTGTCACACCACCTCCTAATCGGGGTGGTTTTCTGCTATAATATATTCATACCAAACAGGACAGCACTTGGTCACCCTTCGCCCACACCAGAAGAAAGCACTGAATGCAATGCTGGCATATGACAGGGGTCAGGTCATCATCCCTACGGGTGGTGGCAAGACCATGTGTATGATACATGATATTATTGAGAATCAAAAGTATATTGATAATGGTTCTACTATTGTTGTTGTTGCTCCCCGCATTCTTCTAGCAGAACAACTCTGCAAAGAGTTTCTTGAGGTGATTGATACTACTCACACTCATGTAATGCAGGTTCATAGTGGTGATGTTGAGTATTTCAGCACCACCAAAGCAGATACAATTCACCTGTTCAACAACACTGCAAGAACTGCTGGTGAGAATGTCATCATCTTCACCACATATCACTCCCTACATCGTCTTGTAGAGGCAGACATTGAAGTGAATACAATTTACTTTGATGAGGCACATAACTCAGTTCAACGTAACTTCTTTCCTGCAACTGAGTTCTTCAGTAGCGATGCTGATCGTTGCTATTTCTTCACTGCGACTCCTAAGCACTCGTTGTCTGTATTCAAACCAGGAATGAATGATCCTGAGGTTTATGGTCAGGTCATCTGCAACATTCCTGCACCTCAACTTGTCAAAGAAGGTTATATCCTTCCTCCCAAAGTTGTGGTTCAGCAACTGCCTCAGGGAGATTTCAAGCAATCTGATGAGAAGAATCTGCTTGATACTATTGATGCAAACTCACTCAATAAGATTCTAATTGCAGCACGTTCTACCAAGCAGATTCTGCGTATGGTAAGTCAATCTGACTTTTGTCAGCAACTACATGAGCGTGGATACAACTGGATGTATATTACATCTAAGACCGGTGCAATCATCAATGGTAAGAAAGTTTCCCGTGAGGAATTCTTCAAGACTTTGAATACCTGGGGTCAGGATA